CATCGCGAGGCCCCAGTAATGGCAAAAAACGACTTCATGAAACTGGCTAAAAAGCTTGACATGTTCGCTGCTTCCGTCGTTTCATTCGGCCCAATCCGCGCTGCTCACCGCACTATTCGCGAGCTGCAGCAAGAAGGCCCTAGCTGGACTGGTCGATTTTCGAACTCTTGGCAGATCGAAACTCCTGACGGCAGATCGTTTAAAGGATCTGGCTCACCAGGCGAACCACAACCACTCACAATTCCTGCCTTAACAGGCCGCCAGGCCGTTCGTGCTGGTTTTGCAAAAGATCGCGCTGTTTTCAGCATCACCAATTTCTCTGAGTATCAAGCTGAGGCAAGAGATTTAGTTGAAGCTGAATGGTTCCGCCCAAGCGAAAGACCGCAAACGGCTTTAGGTCGGAGCAAGTTTCGTGAAGGGGATGGAGGCCGCCCTAGAACAGCAGATGTTGCGTTCGATTCCGACACAGGTACAAGATCACGTCAGACCAGTAAACAAATTCCTTCTTACAGAGGTTTGATTGGCGGCGGCCCGGATGATCGTGAATCGAGTGCAACCGCTGATTTGGATTGGTACGCCTCTTATGTAGAGAGTGGCAAAGTTGACCGAGCAGTCAAAATAGAACTGGACGACCTGTTTAGTCAGCTATGAATTATCAGGCCATCCGCGCGGCAGTTGAGAATCCGCTCCTTACGGCGTTTAATGCACTGTCTCCTGCAGTGCCGGTTTACTTTGACAACATCACCGCAGTACCGCCAAATACAACCACTGAGTATGTACGTGTAAACGTGACCTTTGGTATTACAAACGAACCAACTTTGACTGGCAGCGTTGATTACGCCCGTGGCGCTGTGGTCATTCGTGTTTTTACCGAAAAAGGTAAAGGCCCTGCACGCAATCAAACCCTGTTGACCACTGCGGTAGACGTGCTTGAAACTATCAACGAAACCGCTAAGACAGGTACCGGCGTATTTTTCCGCGTTAGCCAGATTGACGGCCCAACTTTTTCGTCTACCGATAACTCACCGCACTTTGTAGGTCGTATTCAAACCGGATACAAAGCTACTGTTTTGAGCTAATTAGAAAGCAGCTATCCTATAGAAAGCCGGGCAGTGCCCGCAGAAAACCTCATTCTCTGGTACGCCAATGGCCGCCACCGTTCTGTCCGGCACTTCCGGTGCCCTGTATTACAAACCTGCTGGCACCCTGGGCCAGTTTGCAACGACCGATGTTGATACCTCTGGTGACGACATTACCGTTGCTCCTTACCTGAACTTCAAGGTCGGCGACCCCGTCCAGTTCAGCGTTGTCAACACCACCACCGGCGCAGCCGGTTCCGGCACCCTGCCTGCAGGCTTGTCCACCAGCACCACCTACTACGTCATTGCCTACACCGCAAGCAGCGGCGTGTTGCAAGTGTCTGCAACCAGCGGCGGTTCTGCCGTTGACATCACTGACGTTGGTACGGCAACTGCTCCCAACAAGTTCCAGGTCGAGTACGACGCCTTCACCTCAGTTTCTCAGGTTCGTGAGTGGTCCTTCGAGATCACCCGTGACGAAATCGACGTCACCACGATTGGCAAGACCCCTGGTCAGTATGTGCCGTTCAAAACCTTTATCGCCGGTTTTGCCGACGGTTCAGGCAGCGCAACCGTGTACTTCACCGACACCGACGACTCTCTGGGCAACCGGATGGTCGAAGACGTGATCCAGCGGATCCAAACCGGTTGTAAGTTCAAGCTCTACACCGACCAAGTCTTCACCAGCGGCACCCTGGACGACACCAAGTCCCGGTCTATCGAGTTCGAAGCCAACCTGATCTCTGCAAACCTGGCCATCAACCCTGATGACGCCCAGTCCGTGGAAATCAGCTTCCGCCCCACCACTACCCCGACTTTCGACTTCGCCAAGTCCTGATAGTCTCTTACCGCTTAGTGGCTCAGACCTCGGTTTCCACCGGGGTCTTTTTTATTGCACTACCGCTAAAGTAATTTCATAACTCACAGAACTAATGCCCGCTCCTAAGTCTCTACGCGCAATTGATCGTCTCCGTCAAGCAGCAAATCTCGAGCCCGTAAAGAAGATTGTTGAGCTGAGCGATGGCTCAACTTTTGATATGTACGTAACGCCACTGACGATGGCCGAGCGTGAACGTGCCCAAAAGAACGCCAAATCCGACGACGCCAATGCTTTTGCCCTCCAGCTTCTGCTTGCAAAAGCTTTGGACGAAAACGGTAACAAGCTGTTTAGCCCTGGTGAAATCGACGTCCTCAAGCACGAAGTAAAGGACAAAGACCTGCAATCAATGATGCTGGCTGTCTTGACTGAAGATGCCGACGTCGATATGGACCCAAAATCCTGAGCGCTCAGTTAAGGAAGGACAACTGGCTCATGCTTCAGTTCGGCGTTGCCAAAGAACTGGGCATGAGTCTTTCTGAAGTCCGGTCCACGATGACTCCCGAAGAGTTACTCGGCTGGAGCGCTTACTTCCATGTGATAAACGAGGACCAGGAAAAGGCTATGGAGAAGGCCAAACGTCGCCGCTAAAGTAGGTAAACGAGTACGTCGATCCGGTTGTGGCTTACAGAGCTGACATTGAGATCGGCGTTAGGGGTGCTAAAGAGCTAAAGACCTTAACTGACAACATTAAACATGCTTCTAATGCAGTACAAGGTCTTAATGACTTTGTAGAAGCTTTATCAGGAACTGTTCCAAAAACTTTTAATAATATTGCTTCTGCTGTACAAGAAGCTAGTCGAGCATTCGATCAAAGCATATCTGACACTAAAGAAGCAACTTTAGCGGCCAATGCACTTGTAAAAGCTGAGGCAGCGTATAACCAAGAATTAAAAGAACGCAATAGGCTCTTAGAGACAGCTCGAGCTGCTCAAGGGCCGTCTATAAAAGGGCAAAGGTTAACAGAAACTCAACAGCAAAATAGAGAGTCTTTGCAGGCATTTTTTGCCGACGCGCAGCAGCAGGCTAAAAATATAAGTCTTAATGCTACAAATACAAGAACCGCCTGGTCAACTTTTTTCTCAGAGGCGGAACAGTTAGCTTTAGATCTACAAACATCTACATCAGCAAAGCAGGCTCAAATACAAAGAAACTGGTCCGTATTTTTTGGCGATGCTGCAGAGGTTGCTAGCGATTTGCAAAATGCTGCAAATGCTAGAAGCTCGCAGATAAAACTAAGCTGGACTAAATTTTTTGGGGACGCTGCAGAGGTAGCTAACGATTTACAAGCTGCTACAACAGCAAGGGCCGGAAGCGTAAAACAAAGCTGGACTCGCTTTTTTGCAGACGCTGCGGAAGTTGCAGGAGATTTGCAGACTGCGGCTGAAGCACGCTCAGCGCAACTAAACCGCAACTGGAACGTCTTTTTTACTGAAGCTGCTGATCTTGCAAAACAGCTTCAAGCCAATTCAGCTGCAAAGAGACTAAACGTAAAAGCAAGTTGGGCTAAGTTCTTCTCTGAAGCTGAACAGGTAGCAAAAGAGCTTAGTGCAACAGCAGCCACTAGAGAGGCAAAAACAAAACTTTCTTGGAACCGTTTCTTCCAGGATGCAGAAACAGTTGCGAGAGATTTGAGGCTTGCTGCTAATAGCGATAAAGCAAAAATTCAAAGTTCATGGAACAAATTTTTTGATGAAGCTGAAAAAATTGCAGATGACTTATCCAAATCGGCAAAAGCGTCCAAAAATAAACAAAAAGCACGTGCAAAAGACATTGCCGGCAGTGCTCTTATTGGGGGTGCTTTTCCGCTTTTGTTTGGGCAAGGCGTTGGAGCAGCGGCTGGTGGCGGCCTTGGCGGTGCGCTCGGCGGCGCTATGGGCGGCCAAATGGGCTTCGCGCTTTCTCTGGTTGGTACGCAAATCGGTACGTTTGTCGACCAAATTATTGCAGGTGCCGGCGAACTTGGACAAGCCCTAAACCCACTCACAGCCGATATTGAAGCTTTAGGCGAAGCAGCCGGTTTTGCCGGAACGGAAACCGCTGCAGCTTTGCAGACTATTGAAGAACTTGGAACGAAACAACAGGCACTTGAAGCCGCAACTGCGCTTTTAGCTGCAACTGTTGGTAATCAAGGTGTTCAAGCTCTTGAAGATTTTGGATCTGACACCGCAGACCTTGGCAACGAGTTTGCAAGAGCAATGTCTCTCATGCAAGCTGCAGCTGCTCGCTTCTTCAGAGGTGTCCCAGGCTTTGTAGCCAACATTCTTAAACAGGCTAACGATTTACAAGCTGGTTTAAATTTAGACAGCCCAGAAGCTAAAGCACTACAACAGAGAAGAAGTGAACTTCTTGGGGTAAAAGAAGGCGCACCTCAGTTTGGAGCAGGTACAGGTAGCGCAGCTGCTGCGTCTAGCCTAAGTAAAGAAGATTTCCAAGAATTTTTAGCGATCGAACAACAGCTAAGGGAGCTTGCACAAGGCAAAACAGCAGAAGCCGAAAACCAGGCCAAAGTTTTAGCCGATCAATTAACTACCACGGCTTTCTTAGCAAAATTTGGGGCAGAAAACACTAGGCTTGCTGCAGTCCAAAACAAGCTTGCCGGAACGAAAAAAGACTTTACGAATGCAGAGTACGTATTGTTGTTAAAACGACAAGCTGCTGAACAGTTAATGGCCGCTAACAAAAAAGCGGAAGTTGAAGCAGAAAATGACCTTACCGGTGCGATTAAAGCGAACGGGGGTTTGAAGCAAGTTAGAGCTAATAATCTAGAGAAATTTAACAATCGAATTGCAGAAATTGACCGTAAACAATCTGAAGCCATTGATCGCCGTAGCGATAAAGAAGATAAAGCTGCGCAGCGTGTGCTAGACGGCCAAAGAAAGATTTTGGAGGCGTCCCAGCGCAATCTTAAAATCCAGCAAAGCAGGTTCAAAGCCCTTGGAGCGGAAACTGCTTCTCAGCGTGCCTTGCTAGCTTTCGTTTCTCGAAAGGCTGAGATCGAGCGTAAAGCAAACGAAGAAGTTAAAAAAGCACAGGAAGCCGGTGGCCCGACTGCACAAGCTGCTGTTGACAACATTCGTCAGGCAGAAAGTGTTGCTCTGGCTGGCGAGCGCCTGCGTTTAGAAGAGGCTATCAGCAAAGTTATTGAAGGGGTAAACCGTCCTCTTGATCAAATCATCGAGAAAAATCAAGATCAGCTTGCTTTCAACGCGGAGTACCAGGAACTTCTAAGTTCCGGAGTCACACCTGAGTTGGCTAAGCAACTTGCCCAGATTGAAGTTATTTACGAAAAGAGCCTTGACAAGCTAAACACCGAGATTGCAAGCCTAGAAGCA